GAGCCTTCTCCTGTAGTAGTATCTCTAAACATTCCAGGCATAGAATCATAATCAGATTTTTTAACTCTTACTGGTCCATCTTCCGTCATTATAATTACAAAGTCTTCTGTACTTGTGTCAGGCATAATCTCTTCTAGTAATTGTGTTTTTATCATTTCATTAGCACCAGACTCGAATCCTATTCTGCCGCCGTCTTTTTTACCCCCAAAGAAATTTTGTAAGTAACCTGCGTACTCTTCTTTTTTTTCGTTTCTTTGTGCTTGATCGTATTCTTTTTCTGTTAAGTCTACTCCAGCATCTTTAGCTAACATTAAAGCTTCTGCATAAGATGTTGCAGCGGTTACTGCTCCTAATACTGCATTTTTGTCAAGCTTACCATCTGTGTAAAACAAAGCCTTACTTCCTCTTTTCAAAAGATCCAACGCTGCTTTTCCTTTTTGTCCTGCAGACGTATCAAAACTTACAATTGATTTTAAAGAGTCCATTGCGGATCCTGGATCAGTTACTGTTTTAACTGTTGTATCTGCTACTGCTCCACTAGGAGATAAAGATACTTCACTCATTTGTTCTGATAACAAATTAGGTTTTTGTTTAGGAATTATATTATTATTTCCTACACCTTGAACTTCTCCAACGGCTTTGCCTAATTTAAATCCTGATTGAGTTCCTAATGGAGAACTAAAACCTTCTTTGAATCCTTCAAAACCACCTCTAAATGCTCCACCTTGTTGAAAAGGATTGCCTTGTAATTCTGCTCCACCTAAATATCTAGCACCTTGTCCCATACCATAAGTTAGTGCTGCACTTTTTAAAGAATCTCCTATACGTCCTGATTTATCAAAGCTACCTAAACCTGACATTGCTGCTGCAACTGCCGGGTTAAAAGGTGCAACAAAGGGTGCAGCTTTAACTGCAATCTCTGCTACTTCATTGGGTATAATTTTTCTAACAAATTTTTTAAGCTTACTACCTAAGCCAAATTTTTCTCTAGGGGCAATTTGCATAATGCCACCATCTGCTCGTAATTGTCTGTTCATTAAAGATCTAGATATCGCCATAATTTTAATAAATTTATATTGTTAAGCAGGCGTAGAAATCCTGTAAATGTGATACTTTATTTGATTTTTTTGCTATCGTCAACTTCTTTGAGAGGCTTAGTTGCTTGTTCTAAATCGTCTCTAAAACGACCGCAATAAGAGTATTCTCCTACATGAGTTATGTAGTCATTTATATAAGCATATACCTTACCTCCTATATCAGCCCATCGTTGACAAAATCCAAAGTCTTCTCCAAAATAACGTTTAGTAACAGGATCATGTAATGTATCAAATAGATTGTACATATTTTCTTTTTTCTCTTCTTTACCATTAATATTAGTAGGTTGAAATATTTCTAAGTGAGGGTATTCTTTAATCATCTTTTCGAGAACTTCTCTTTTAATTAACATACATCCAGTAGGAGCATGAGTTAGTTCCATAAGTCCTCGATCCACAATTACTGAATTAGGATCCTCTACTTTGACTGGAAAAGTAAAACCTGCTTTAGCTAAATCATCAGCATTAGTGACTGCATTTTCTTTTAAATTAAGTCTTCTCCACATTTTATCCCAACTCAATATTTTCATAGGATAAGGAACACTAATTATATCTTTGTCAAAATCTAACATTTTAAATATGGTTTCAGAATTAAAATCAATATCAGAGTCAATAAATAACAAATGAGTATAATTATCTTGATGATTTAACATTTCTGCAACACATAGATTTCTACCTTGAGTAACCAAAGATGATTTTAATAAAGTAAAACTAACCTGTATTTTTTTAGCCCAACATGCTTGTTGAAATTTAAGAACAGCTTGTGTGTAGTGCATACTAACATCGCTATGACATGGAGTACAAACCATTATTTTATATGGAGAGTTTTCTCCTATATTTATTTCTGTTACGGTGTTTGTTTTAATTGTTTGATAAGTATCTTCATTTGGAATTACTGTTTTGTCCTGGTTAAACCATATAGGTTCATTTGGCTTTGGCATTAATTGCTCCTTGTAAAAAATTAGTCCATGAAACAGCTTGTTTATTCCAAGAATAATAAAACTGTGTATAGCAAGATTGTGTGGTTAAATGGTCTTGTATTACTTGTTCATGAAGTGTTGCAGCTGCAGCATCTATTCCATAAGCAAATTTTTCAGCTAAAGCTTTGTAGTCATTATCATAAGGAATATACATTGGAAATTCTGCGCCTGTTTCAAACAAGGCTCCATAGTTTGTTACAACACTATACAGTCCAGCAGACATTGCTTCTAGTAAGGATATACATGAAGTTTCTTCAAATATACTTGGATACACATACATATTATAATCTTGTAAATGCTCTCTAATATATTCATTTGGTTTATACCCAATGTAATTTACATTAGGTAAAGACTCAGCTTGTTCATACAACGCCGTATAGTTATGATCGTTTTGTTCCATAAAATCTTTGCCATAAACTTCGCAAGATGAATATACATCTAAAGTAATTAATGGGTTTTTAACTAGCTGCATTGCACCTAATAAAACAGATAAACCTCTCCAAGGGGTGTTTTGATGTATAATTTTTATTGGTTGTCCTTTTTGATAAGGTTTTGATTGTTCTATTTTGTCCACACCGTTTTTTATAACAATACATTTTTCGGTAGGTAGACCAAACATCATTCTAAACTTTTCATGATTCCAATGAGAATTAAATACATACCAATCATACTTATGGTGATTAGCTTTATTTTTAAACCAGGGGTATAAATTAGGTTGATCGTAAGAATTTTTTTGCCAAAGTATATTTACTTTGTTTGGATCTAATGGAACTTTACCTGGTATTGAAGTACAAATTTGAACTTTGTCCAATAAGTTTTTGTCTACATATTTATTTAAAAAACTTAATTGTAACTCAGTTCCACCTTTAGGTGTTTGATTTCTTATTTTCATTCATGACTTTCTGTAAAACATTTAATCCTTTCGGGGAAACCTCTACTGTTAAATCTTGAGCAATATGCTCTGCAACTGTTTCAGTATTAGGATTAGCTATATCAGCTTCTTTCTCTGCTTCGTCTTTATATATTTTATTCGTTCTAGTATTTCTCAACACTACTGTTGTAGTACAATCTATTTTTAAAATATCATTATCCATTTTCTTGTGACCTGTCTATTAAAGCATAACTTATCAGACCTTGTATTTTATTACTGCCTGTAGCTGCTGTTACTGTTATAGCATCTCCTGCTTCTAAATTCAAGCCTTGAGGTGAAGCATTTACTTGTGATTTAGCCGCTAAATCATCGCGAAAAAATTCATACTCAGTATTTGAATCAGACGAGTCAACAAAATTCATGTTTACTAAAATAGCTGATGATGCATCGTTGTTTGCACAATAAATACTTTTAACTATAATTGCTCCATTAGTAGGACAAGTAAGTACCGTTGCTTTAGCCGTATCAGCTTGTTTAAAACCTTGATTTTTATATTGTATAGTCATTAAGATAAAAAGTAGTTATATGCATCCTGTTCTTCTTTTAAATCATTTTGAAAAGAAAAATTAAGTTGATTTTGTAGAGTAGCTAAAGCCTCTAATATTTGTCTTTGATTTTCTACTTCATAGTCTTGTTTTGGTTCAGGTATATATGCAGTTATTTTAGCCATTATCTTCTCCCATCTGGTTTAGCATCTAATCGCAATGTTCCGTAACGCCAAGTTTCGCCTATGGCATCATTTTCTATTTTAAGTGCTACTAGTCTTCCTCTAGCACGTGTATCTATTTTATCAGTAGATGAAGTTACTGTAAAGGGCCCTAGAGGTGAGCTTGCAGCTATATCATTTGGATAATTATTTATTAACAAAGTAATTTTTGAATTACCAGTAAGCACTTGAAAGTCTGGTATAAATCTTTTAACTGACATTATATATTCACCATCTCCTTGTAAATTAGCAATATTATTAGAATTAGTAATGTCAAAATCACCTGATTGTATAAAGGCGTCAATTGAGGTTGTACCAGAACTATTGACTTGATCGGTTCCGATTTCATGAGCATAGTAAATTGATGCACCATAAGTTGCTGTTATACCTTGAATTGGAAAGTTAGGTAAAGAAGTTGGATTGTATTCCGTTGCATAAGGCAAATCAAAAAGTCCTTGATCTATATAACTAGTTCTAGCTAGGGATGAGGTAGTCCAACAATTTTCTCCATAATTATATGTTACGCATCTATTAATTTGTTGAGATCCAAACTCAGGATAAAACCAATTAATTTCATTATACAATGTGTTGTGTTCTGCATAAACCAATTGATTTGAACTCTGGTTAAGTCCTAAATTATCTCCTGTTGTAGTAAATACAAAATCTTCTACTTCACAAGGAATAGATTTTACGGTACCATCAAACATAAAAAATCCACCTTCACCAGACATCCAAAATACAATACCATTAGAATAACTAAGCGCGTTTTGTCCAATTAATCCACAGTTAGATCCAACTTGCCTAATGGAGAAAGTAAATGGTGGTCCAACAAATTGAATTACATAAGCAGAAGTATCTGTCAATACTAGTGTGTAATCTTTACCAGACACTGCGCCAATAATTTCGTTACCTTTATCTAATCTAAATGTTCCTGCAGTGTTAGTTGCTGTTGGTTGATATACGTTAAAATTTTCTTGATCAGAAAATCTAATGAACATTGGATCTTGTGTTGTTGTATCACCTATTGTTGTTTCTGTTCCAAAATGAAATACATGTCTATCTCTATCAGAAACTTGAGTTAATCTTGTTTTAGTTGGAGCACCAGACATAACGGTTGCTCTGTTTGCTCTAGGATTTGCTGCGCCTGCATTCCAAGTAAAAGTTTTACCATTATGAATTGTTGCAACAAGTATTTGACCAAAATTATCTAAAGACCATAAACCTGGATCTAGAACTACATTACTTGTTGCACTTGCAGTCCCCCATGTTCCAGTATTCCATGTATCCGTACCCCAACCTAAACCTGCAGTTTGAAACGTTGGACCTACTATTTCATATGGATCAATCTGTGCAGAACCGGTTCCCGATGTACTTCCAGCTGAATTAGATGGCATAGTAATCTGAAAAGTGTTTGCAGTTTTATTTAATACTTCAAAAGTGTTTCCAGTAAAATCAGTTGTTGCATAACCTGAACCTGTTGGAACCGTAACAGATGAAAATGTTATGTATCTTCCATTTAATAATCCATGACTAGTTTTGTTAACTGTAACTGTTGCGGATCCTGACGTCGCATCAAAGGTAGCTCCGGTAATAGAACCATCGGGATCTATTGGAGATATATCAAAAAAATTACCTTCATAATATAAAAACAAACCTTGTGAAGTTCCTATAGCTACATATTTTTCACCATTTATAGCTGCAAAAGCATGTTGTGCTCTTGCTACACCAGGCAATGTATTATTAGAATCAGTAAGCTGACTCCAACCACCTATTTTTTCAGGTAATCCATATCTAAATCTAACAAAATCGCCATCAACCCATTGAGACTCGGCCCCTGAATCTGTGACCATTTTATTAAAACCAGGTTTAAAATTAAGTTTTTGTAACATAATTATTCAAATATTATAAAGGAGACAGTGAGTGGTATGTGGTGGATCACTGCCTCCATTATAATATACTACCTTTTAAACCAAGATGGAAGTCCTAAATGTGGTCTTTTGTCAAACATATTTTCTTTAGACCCATAAGTTTTACGATTGTTATAATGTAAAAAGACTTGTACGCATTCTTTACCTTTAAATTTTTCTCTCCAATGTTCTAACTCACAGCCAGAATAAACCAACATATCTCCTGGTTTTAAATCTACTTTAACACCTTTCATACCTTCTTTTCCAGATGGCTCTAAATATATAGGCCAGTCATCACCACCAAGATTCATAGTAGTAGATATCTCACAACTAAATCTATCTTTGTGTCTTTTAAGTTCATCACCTTTTTTATAAATTCGTGCATAAGTATAAGCCGGATATAATTTTAATCCTGTTGCTTTTTCCATACCTGGTTGGCATTTAAGTAATAAAGTTTCCATAGCCATGTTAGCGTATTGGGAATATGTATTTGGTATCTGTTCATTTTCTCCTTCATAATAACCTAATATGTTTTCAAACGGCGAAAAGTATCTTGCTTGTCTACAAGTATCATAAACTTGTTTTTGCATTAAAAAATAATTTGCAACAAAAGATGCTAGGTCTTTTGATATAGCTTTTCTGATCACTGTGTATTTATTTTTTTTAAAGCTCATATTAATTAATTTTAGTGACTGTAAAAGCCACGGTTAATCTAGGCTCATTTGTTTTATTTTTAGGAACAAAATGTATTAAGTCATCTGGAAAAAATAAAATATCTCCTTCTTTAATTTCTGGTGATTCTAAATTTTCAAAAGATGTTTTTGAATGTTTTTTTGGATTAAATATTAAATAATGAACTGCCGTTAATCCACCATTCCCTTCGTGATGATGAGGTTCTTGGTATTGTTCTTTTTTATAATAATTATACCATATGTCACTTAAATGATATTTATCAATATTATATTTTTTAGAAACTTTAATAACTAACTTTTCATATTTTTTTCTTAAAAAATCATAATTAATTAAATGAACATTTTTATCATCATCGTGCACGACGTGACAATTACAATTCCATCTATTTTTATTTGGATACAAACTGTAATTCTTTTCTATATTTGCAATATTATTTTCTACAAATTTTTTTGTCCATTTTAAATTGGTTTTGTAAAATATATTATTAAACATCTTTAGCCATTTCTTTTGGCACAGCTTGTATGTTCCAATGTATAAACCTAAACGGCTCTTTACCAAAATCTACTGCAAATTCATGTTCTAAAAATCCTGGAAAGATAATTAATGTTCCAGGTGTAGGTTTATAGTTTACAAGTTCTTCACCAGGCCATATACCTTTTTGATTTGGTTTCATTTTTAATTTTGTAGCACGAGCACCTGTCCTAGGTTCGTGAAATATAGGGTATGATGTTTTATCGCTACACTTTAAAAAATAAAAACCTGATACATGTTGGTTCCAATGTACATGTGCTGAATGATGACCACCACCTTTTTTAGCAAACTCTTGTACCCACATTTCACTAAACATAGTTGTGTATTGCTGCATATCA